AGTTGTTCATGTGAGTGGTGAGTTGCAAGAGTCGTGTTCGTAACCAACGGTCACGGAAAGGTTCAAGAGGACGCCGGACAGCACGTTGCTCCCTTCCTCCTCAAGGGGGACGGTCGAGGCGCTGGCGACGTCGAAGCGATGGGCAAAGGTGAACACCTCGCCACCGCGCTCCATGTCGGCCAAGATGTCCTCGGCTACCTGTTCGGCGTTTGTGATGGCGCCCTTTTGAAAGTCCACTTTGGCTTCGCTGTTGGGCGGGTTGTCAAGGATGTACACCTCGAACGAGTACGTCTTGGAGCTTCCTTCGTAGCTGGCACCCGTGTACACGAGGTGAAGGATGGGGTAGGTCTCCAACTTGTCCAAATCGACGTCGGAGGGCGAGCCGAAAGAGAACGTCGACACGAACGGGTTGGCCGCGACGAATGCCTCGAAACGGTTCACGATGTTGGTGTAGGTTATCATGCTGTCGCCTGTTTGCGTTTGAACTCCAAGTCCTTCAGGAATGCGAGGTGGGTGAATACATGACCGACGGTGAGCTTGGTGACGGCTTCGATGCGAAGAATGTCCTCACCCGCAAGAGAATGGAGGACAGGATACCACCCCCACTTTTCCCCGAAGTCGTCGCCACCTTCGTCGCCGCTTGAATCAAAGAGGACTGCAAAGTGCTCAGAAGTTCGTTTTTGGTAGTCGAAAAAAAAAGCAACGCCCCCGCCACTTGGTCCGCTGGCATATCGAGGAACGCCTCGGCATCTTCCTTGGCCGTGTACGGCTCTATCTCGTAACGGTTGCCCCACTCCCTCGTGACAGGACGAAAGAGCAAAGCCATGACCTTGTGGGCGTTCTTCCAAAAGTCCCCGCAAAGTTGCTCCGCGTCAATCCACTCGCCCGCCGTGAACTCGTCCCAGTTGGGGATGAAGCCGTAGCGCGTGCCGTTGAGCTCAAACGTTTCGAGGTGGCGTTGGGTCTCGGCCTTGCGAAGCGTTTGTAGGTGGTTGTATGCCTCTTGAATGAGTGCCCGGGGCATATCCCTCAGTTCGTCCCAATCGGTGCCCGTAACGGCGCCCACGCACGTCATGGGGTCGTCGGACGTCTCAAGCACCTGAAGGTGGCGCAAGGTGAGGTCGGCAAAAGTGGCGGGGAGGGACAGCTTCACACTCATAAGACGCGTTTTGGTGGTTTGCTTACGCTGTGAAAGTTAAGGCAAAAAAAAAGGACCCGTTGGGGTCCTGTTGGTTGAGCACGCTTTGCGTTCAGTAATCAATGACGTCCTTGAGCGATTCCTTCATGGCAAGCGCAAAGGCTTCCCACAGGATGTCGAGTTTCGCGTCGCCGCTGTTCAGGGTGTGTCCTCCGCGATTTTCAATCCAAATGTTGTAAGCATCCCAACTTACGTTGCGTGGGGAAGGCACTTCCATGTCTGTGGAGTTGATTTCGTCAATGGCGTAAATCTTGCCCAGCGCAAAGGCTTGGTCAATGATGTCAGACAATTCTGAGGGGGTGAGGGTGACTTTTGTCATGGTGGTGAATGTTTTGTTGTTCTTTATTTCAATCCGTTCGCCTGTTTGACGCGTTTAGCGGCACGTAAATAGATGAAGTAGTCTTCTGTATCAAACATTGCCGAGTTCGCGGCGTAGTAAAGCTTGCCGACCTTTTCTTGTGGGCTCAGTGCGCTGTTTTCAATTTGGTTGGCGCGGTCCCAGTGAGTGTTGTTGTTGTTTGTCATGCTGTAAATGTACAGCGTTGCTTTCCGAAAGCAAAACTTTTCTTTCTCTTTTTGGAAACTTTTTTTTACCCGAGCGCGTATTTGCCGAAGTTGGGGTTCGTCTGTGTGTGCGTGATGGCGTACCGACTCGCGTCGATGAAGTGGTTGAACGCGTCCACCGGTTCGTTCAGTTGGCGCCCGTTCTTGTCCTCCTTCCATTTGTAGTTGCGGAGCTCTTTGATGCCGTTCACGCTTCGCGATGTGATGCCCAACGGTCGGGAGCGCAGGAAGTCCAACCCCGCTCGAATGCTGTCGCGTCCCTTGCGTGCTGGGTGAACGTTGAACCCGTGCCCGTGGATTTCGTCGATGCTCTTGGGCTCTGCGCTGTCCGCGACAATCATGGTGCCCCTACCCACCTCGGCGTCGCGTAGGGTTTGCGAGATGGCCGCGTTTGTGAGTCCCGTAGCGTAGCATACCTCGTCCAAGATAAACCCGTGGCCGTCCGTGTACACCTTGACAATGGCCGTGGGGTCGTTCGTGTATCCGAAGTCGAGGCCGATGTTGAGGAGCTTGTATTCGGTCGGTATTTGGTCGAACTCTTTCCAATGGGTGAGGATGGTCGCACGACTCACGCCACGCTCGCCCAACCCGTAGACCTTCCAGTAGTCCGGGTCCGCGTCTTGTAGGCGTTCAATCTCCTGCACGACCGCATCCGGGAGGTGTGGGTTGTCGAGGTACGTGGTTTGGTAAAACGCGGCGTCGTCGCGCGGGATGACCTCGTCGTATATCCAGTGAAACTCGTCGGACGGGTTGTAGTCAATCAAGATGCGCCCGGTGGTCCGGAGCACGAGTTGCCGCCAGTCCTCAAGGTTGAGCTCGTTGGCCTCGTTCACGAACAGGATGTCACGCTTCCGACCGCGCACCTTTTGCGGTTGGTCGATGCTGATGAACTCCACGAGGTTGCCATACAGGATGTACGTGGCCTCGCTCTTGTTGTGGTTGGCTACGTTGTAGATGCCCTCCCGTTCGAGGATGGTGAAGAAGTCGCGCATGACCGACGCACGTATGGCCGGGAAGGTTTTCCGCGCGATGGTGATGACGGCCCCGGCGTTCTCGTTGGTGTGGCAAAGCTCAATCAATGCCGTGAGGATGGAGAACGTCTTGCCGCTACGTGTGCCCCCTTGGTGGACTTGTATTTTGGCTGGCGACTCTTTGACGTGGTAATATGTCGCCGCCTGTCTCACTCGTCGTCGAGGGCTTCGAGTTGTTTGACGACTTCCTTGGCGGCTTCCTCGGTGTCGTAATTGCCGACGATGGAGGCGTTGCCTTCCCTGTCCGTTCCGATTACTTGGTGCAGGGTGCGCTCTGCCTCGGTGCCGTTCTCCGCGATGTTGCGGACGGTTGTGTTGATGGTGTACTTCATGTCGTTGTTGAGTTGTCGTTTCCAAACCATGAGAGCGGCTTCTTCTCGGCCACTTCAATCTCTTGCCTCTCCACGTACCCGCGTCCTTTGCCCTTGGTCTTGAGGAAGAAAATGGTGGCGGCGGGGTTGCCCTCCTTGATGAGTTTGTGAAGGTGGCTCTCGGCAAAGTCGAGCGTCCGCCCTTCGATGGCTTTCACCTTGTCGGCGTAGTCGCTGTCTTTCTTGAGCCAGTCGTAGTGGGTGGACCGATTGATGCCGACCGCGTTGCAAGCTGTCGTCACGATGCCGAGCGACCGTTCGAGTGCTTCAAGCATAGCCTCTTTTTTGGTGTCGGTTTTGGTGGTTTTTAGTGCTTCCATTCTACTTTTTAAATTTCCAACTCGTTGTGTATCGCGCCGCGCTTGTGCTGTTCTTGTCTTTGGCTGAATGTATTCTTCCGCTTTGTGTGCCTTTTCCCAATCTTCCCATCCGTGTTAAAACCCAATTGGGATGTTTTTTTAAACCGTGGATGATTGCTGGATGGCTAGTTACTGCTGTAAAATTTTTGCCCAGAACATTGGTGTAATAACGCGCAACTTCTGTTCTCAATTTTAATCCTAAACCCAATCCTTGGAAATCGGGCAACATGACCAATCTGTGGCCTTTGAAGGTGTTTTTTACTATGGGATGCGGAAAAGGAAGGACACTATAAAAACCTGCCAAAGTGCCGTCCACGTATGCAATGAAAACCCGTGCCGCGTTGTTGTGTGAATGGCTCAAATAATGATGTCGAGCAAACACTTGCCAAACGCTTTTGTCTCTTGTCTCGAATACTTCAAAACGAATGTTTGGTCTTTTTTTTTTGCCCCTTGTCGGAACGTCATGGAATTGGTGTCAAAAACCCAGTCAGGTAACAACCAATCTTCTACGTCATAATGGCAACCAACGGCAATGAATTGTCTGTCCGCTTTGCGCACTGCTTTTTGTACGGCATAAGAACCCACTTGAGCAACTTGACGGTCAACGACCGACGTGTACTCGTCAAACACAACCAACGGTTCTTCCGTCAACAAAGCACGCGCCATGTCCACCCGCATTTTCTGTCCATTGGATAGCACGGAATATGGTTTTAACCAAGACGGAGGTGAACTAAACCCAACGCTGTTGAGCATACGTGTCACTTCGTCCATTTTAGCGCGTTTTGGCATATCATCTACAACCGATGCGTGGGTGTATTCAAACCCTTCAAAATATGCGTCAGGAAACAACTCTTTGGCGATTGTGGTTTTTCCGGTGCCTGATGCTCCGACTATCAATCCAACATTCCATTTTTCTGGCAAGTCAAATTCACCTTGGAACCGTTCAGTCACTTCGGAGGATTGAAGGTCAAATTTGCCAATGACCGATTGAACCCGAAAAGATTCACCGGCTTTGTGGTGTCTTACAATGTCAAAAGACGGCATTCGTACCCTAGTTCTATGATTGCGTTGTATGCTGCTTCTTGTTCTTCTTCCGACGTGCATACAACTTCCACGCGATACAATTCAACGATGCTTTCTGAAAGGTCTTTTTCCGATGCTTCGTCTAACACAACCGGAATGTCAACGCCCATGTCTTCCAATTCTTGGGCTTCCCATTCGTTTGCCAATATGTCCATATCCCATTCGCCAAAGCTGACATTGTCACGAATGACGAATTGTCCATCTTTGGTTTCGTCCCATTCACGCACGTAAACTGGCACTTCATCCATGCCGGCAATTTGTGCCGCTTGGAGACGCATATTGCCGCCAAGTACGGTGCCATCTTTGTCAATGACAATAGGCCGAGCTTCCAACATTTCGGGAAATTCCTGCAAACTCTTGACCAGTTTGTTGAGTTGTCCCTTGCGTATGGCGCGCGGGTTGTTCGGGTTAGCCTTCAGGCTGGCCGTTTTCGCGTATGTCACGGGCCGTGTTGATGATGGTTTCAAGGGCATTGTAGAAGTTTTGGTCGGCAACAGCAAAGTCAATCATAATGGCCCACGATGTTGAATCCATTGTGGCACATTCAAGGTTGGCAGTGTCGTCTCCGTTGTTTTTGGATGTAAAAAGTACCCAGTCGTCACATTGACCGAGCAGGCGCTTGGCTTTGCGGAAGGTAAGAGGTTTGTTTGTCATGCGGACAGAAATTCGTTGTATTTGCGGCTCATGTCCTCCTCGGTTTCAATTAACCAAAACAAGGAGCGCACATGATGGACGGCTGTGGCGTGGTCGCGGTTCATAACTTGACCGATGGCCTTGTAGGTCCATCCTTGGTCGCGCAGAAAGTACGACACCATTTTCCGGGCGTCTACCAATGGGCGAAGGCGCACGGGGCTCACAATTTGTTCCCATGTAAGACCGAGGCGTGTGACGCCACGCTGGGCGCGCTGAAGGGCTTCGTCCTCTGTCATTCTGTACCCGCCCTCATGGGCAAGCGTACCAACGGCGAGATAAAAGGATTCACTTGGGATGTTGTCGGTTGCTTTCATTGATGAGCCTTTTTAGGGTCTTGAGCATTTTGCGATTGCACCCCCCGCATGAGGTGGCTTGTTCATTGGTGCCGAAGATACGGTTGTATAGGTCCGCAAGGTCTTGGTCAGTTAATGACCTGACGTCGTTGTCCACCGTGTCAAGGAATGTCCTGACCTCGGCGAGCTGTTCGCCTGTGATAACGGCCTCCCATTTGCCAAGGGGACACTCGGCCCATTTGAGTCGTGTTTTTGTCGGCATATGGCACCCGCAGAGCTTGGAGTCGGTGAACGCCTCGGTGACAAGCGGCCCGCAACTTTGGGTCGCCTCGACAAAGTGTTCACACCCTCGGCAGGTGTTCAGCCTATTTGCCCTTGTTTGTGCGCTGACGATGAACATGGCGGAGTTTGGTTTTGCTTCGGTGGAGCGATTGGTATAGCGTGGTTGCAGGGATGCCGGATTCCCTTGCTACTTGTCGGAGGTTGTACCCGTCGAGGTAGAGGTTGAGGACCGTCCGGTCAAACCATGCGAGGTGACGGGTTAAAATTAGCGCGTTCTCGGCCTCAAAAGGGTCGCGGGTAGGGTCAGGGTTCCCCAGTTCTATTTGAGGGGCGTCTACATACGTGAAAAGCCGTTTGAAGGCTCCCCGCGTTGACTCTATCCACATGGCCCGGCGGAAGTACGCCGCGTATTTGTCAATCGGTCGGCCGGTGCTTGCGAGCGCGTCGATGCATCGGAGGTACACGTTGTGCACGAGGTCACGGCCGTCAGGGTGAAACGACTGGGCCGAGGCCACAAGGTCGTCGTAGTTCTTGACGAACCACGCCTCAAATTCCCTTCGACGAGCGGAGTTCATCCACGAGGCGTTTGTAGTGGTGATACATTTGCTCAAGCTCGGCGCGTGTCCACTTGCGCGTTTGCTTGGACAATCGAAACAACTCCTCCGCCTTACCCTCGCCAAACTGGGCGTCCAAGTTGCGAGCGAACAGGAACTGCTCACCCGACCGGAACCCGTTGCACCGTTTACATTGGAACATGACATTGTCCTCATGCCACCGGGTGGACATACAGGCCCGGCTCATGAAGTGCCCCGCGTCTACCTCTGACCAATGCCGACGGGAGCCGCAGGTATAGCACTCCCCGTGGCCGGTGTCGTCGGTGGCGCGGAGCCGCACATATTGGGAGAAGACCGCGTCAACCTTTTTCACCATCGCCCCCCTCGGGTTCGTGGTCTTTCGTGTTCGGGTACGGGATGAAGTCCCACCGGCCTCGCTCGTCCGTTTGGACGCGCTCGACTTTGGCTTCCTTTTCAGCGGCTTGCTTCGCTTCACGGCGTTGTTGTGCGTATTGTTCGTACAAGGCTTTGACCTGTTCGTCGTCGAGGTTGTTGGGGGTTGCCTTTTTGAGCTCGCCCCAAGTGGCCTCGCGTCGCTCGGCGCGTTCGCCTTCGTACTGCTGAAATATAGACACAAGTTCAGGAAGTTTCAAACGCTCGTATCCGGGGCGATATTGGCCCGTCTTCAGCCGGTGGAAAATGATGGCCCATTCTTCGAGCTTCATGGCCGGAAACTCAAGCCGCAGGTGTTCGACCGCGTCAATGATGTCTTGGTCGGCTGTGATGGTGCGTGAATAGTCCAAGTACCGGAGCGTCTTGGCGACCATCGCAATCAAGGCGGCTTCGACCGCCGCTTGCGTTTGTGGGTTGTTGTATGCGGCTTGGACGTTGATGCCCTTATGCCATGCCTCCACCGGGTCCATCCGCGAGGCGGCGGAGATGTTGCTCAATGAGTGAGCCGTCCGTTGGACCATTTGTTGTTGAGCCTTTGCGATTTCTTTCATTTGTTTTGAATTGTCCTGTTCTACGAATCCAGCCACGCGCGGCGGCCTTCCAATCTTTGATGGGTTTGCCCCTGCCTTGCGTCCAACCGTTAGCCTCGTAATAATCCCAAAAGGCCATGGCGTCGTCTTCGGAGGCTTGAACGGCTTTGAAGGCTTCAACCACCTCATCCAAATTGTGTGGGCGTGCCCCTCTCTTTTTTGTTGTGTTTTTCTTTGTTCTTTCTACTGTAGTAGTTGGGGTATTATTTTTTCCTTCTGCCCGTAAAGTTTTTTCGGTCTGCCCGAAAGAATCTTTCACCCTGCCCGTCAAAATTTTACGGTCTGCCTGAACGACGAGGTGACGAACGCGACCATCAAAACGAGATTCAATGTAGCCCAATGCTTCCAGTTTCTTAATGGCTTTGGATGCGGTTGGTCGGCTGACGCCGTACTCGGCCTGAATGGTTTCGTTGGCTTTGTGAAAGGTCTTTCCCGCACCCGTAAACGAATCAATCTCGGCGAGCAATGCCTTCTCGACCAACGTAAGCCGTTCGTCCAACCAAACCTCGGCAGGAATCCATACACCCTTGAATTCTCTATGCGTCATGGGTACGTCTGTATTGTCCACCACCGTTTCTTCCAAGGGTCCCACGTCTTGACGCCGTGGTAGTAGGTCTTTTGTGGGCCGCTGTGGTATTTACTGCTTTTCTTGTGCGAGTTGGGAGGGAGGGAACCGAAGCCCCCTCCATCTATCCAACCTTGCGCGAGGTTCTTGTCGCTCATGCTTCGGCAAGTTTAGTGAAGTTCTTGACGCCTTTGTACAATTCGTACAACGTCGAGTCCTCCATCTCGTCCCACATATAGTCCAACGTCCGGCCCCTTGCGTCTTTGTCAGCCACGGCAAGGGCGGCGTTGCTTACAAGATAAGCCAGCGCCTCGTCGGGCAATTTCTCCACGTGGAAGTGATGCCAACTGAAGCCGTACGCCTCGACCATGTACCACACGGCCTTCGGGTGTTTGTGCGACTTGCGGTTGTGGGTCGATTTGACCCCGCACCGTTTGAGGAATTGCTTGCGCAAAGCCCACAACTCTGGGTCGCGCTTGTGTACTTGCCCGCCTTCCGGCTGTTGTGCTCGGAAGTTTTGGTAGACTTTATTGTAAAAGTCGACCATGGTTTGGTATTCGCTGTCTTCGATGTTGTAGGCTTCCATGAACCGCTTGAGGTCGTCGCGGAACTTGTCGCGGTCAATCTCCTCCAGCATTTCGTAACTACAACCCATCGACACGCACACCTCCCAGTTGTTGCACGCTTTGAGAAACTCCCTAAAATGTGGCGCCCGTGCTTCGTCGAGCGTCTTCATGGTGTCAGCCTTTTAGGTGCCTCCTGTGGGATGCTGTCGAAGTTCTTGCTTTCCAACCTCCGGTGCTCCGCTTTGAACTCTGGCCGGGTCATAAGCGCCGCCCGTTTCAATTCGTAGTTCAATAGGTTTCCGCACTCGTGGACGAGCTTGGCCGTGGCCGCCGCCTTGTAGACGTCGACCTCGTCGGCTTCGAGCTTCTCCAGCGTTGTACACAACGTGTGGAAAAGGCTCTTGGTGTTCACGGGCCTCATGCGTTCTCGGTGTTTGTCAGTTCGTCTTCACGGTGTGCGACCTCCGAAAACAGTTCTAAAGACGTAGTGTCCTTGTCGCGTAGTATCTCGGGCGCGTGCTTCAATATGCCGCGCGGGTTTTGCCTAACCCAGTTGCGAACCGTCACAGGGGTCACCCCAAGCTCTTCTGCGCATTGAGCCAAACTCCCAAAATGTTTGATGATGTAACCTTTCATGATTTAGAATTTTGTGATTTCAAGGGCACCCCAAAACCATTTGACCGTCTTGCGCGGCACGTTCACGTGCTTGGTGTACTTGGCCGCCGCTTTGGGATTGCGGTATGGCTTGAGGCGGTTTTGAGTCAATCGCAAGGCGATGGCCTTGGGGGTTCGTCCCATGACCTTAGCCATCTCGGTTGGGCTTTTGTGTTGGGCGTGGAGGTGGAGCATTTGCTTCTCGTCAGCTTCGGTCCACCGGGCGTTGTGCTTGTTCATGTTGTTGCGTTTTCGTATTCCTTCATTTTTAAAATATCGAGGGCAGGGCTCGTGATTTTCTGCCAATGTGTTGGAAGCACTTGGTTGGGCCTGAAGGTCGTCCAGTGTTTGCCGTCCCATTGGTGCATCTCATAATCTGTCGGCCACTTGTCCTCGTTCGGACTCAACCAACAGAGGAGGTAGAGGCCCGGCCTTTCCGGGCGCCCTTCACTCCATCGAAAGTCCCAACCGCTCACGGCTCGACCTCGTTCTTCATTTGACGTCGTGCCTCCAAGGCCATTCGGGCGTATTGCATGACCTGTTGGTCGTAGTTCGGTGCCGTGATGTCGGCCACCTGCATCGCCACACCGACCGCCCATGAGGCAATGATGCCCTTGGTCGCGTCTTCGTTGCCACCACCGCCCGCGAAGGGTTTGGGGAGCCCGTTGAATCCCGGCTTGTCGAGGCGTAGCTTGTTTCCGTGGTGCGTGCTCTGCGAAGTGTATTCTACCTCGTCGCCGACGTTCCACTTGTTGGGCGTTTTGCAATTCACGGTGCCGTTGGCGCCGTCGCTTAATTCAACGTCGAACGCATACATGGTGCCGTGGTTGCCGTTCCACGTTGGAGGGTTTGCGGGTTCAATCCGCGAGATTTTGGCTTGTGCCATTGTTCAGGGGTTTATAGTTACGACGTCAAAGCCTTGTGCCTTGATGCCTTGAATGACTCTGTCTCTGTTGTGTTCGCCACGGAACCACCACCGCGTGTTGTAGTCGCGGTCCTTGTGGCGGGTGTCAATGTACAGCGTGTACCCCATTTCTTCCATGCGGTCCGGCTTGAACTGGCACCCGTTGTCGGGCATGAACACGGAGGGCAAATCGAGGGCGTCCTTGACGACCGACTCGCCGCTTTTCTTTTCGTAGTGGTCTTTCATGCGTTCCATTCTTCAAGGTGTTGAGCAATCTCTGTCCAGTTGACGTTGTTCATTTCATGGGCTCCGTCCATGTCGGGCGTGCCCTCGGGGAACATGGAGTGGAAAAACGTCTTGCATTTAAGGTCAAAGGCTGCCAAGGGCGCGGCCCATCTCACAAATTTGCAGACCTCCCGGTACAAAGATTCTTCATTGTCGGCCCACAGGAGAATTTGCCATGTCTCCCAGTTTGTCCATCCGTTGTAGGTGTTGTCGCTCATGTTCAGTGTTTTTCAATTTCATGAATAAAATCAGCCCACAACGCGTCAAACTTTTGCTTGAAAGTGTCCGCGTCGCGTTTGATGCTTGAGGCGGTGATATGCTCCATCCATTCGTTGTAGTCCTTGGCCGGGGTGTCCGGGTAGACGGTGTGGCTGATGCCGTTGGGCTGGAGAGTCTTATCCATTGGAGTTGGTTGTGGGGTGATACACGTATCGAGCGACTTCCGTCTCACCGCCCCAGCGGTTCGGGACGCGCACCGGTCGAGATACAATTTCGTGGCCTTCGCGGCGTAGGGTGAAGACGGTCGCAGAGAGCCGCGTGTTGCCGAGGTCGCGAATGGCCTCAAGCGAGGTGATGCTTCCGTGTTGGGTGAGGTAGTCGAGCAACCTTGTCTTGTGTGTGGGCTTTGCCATTTGTTTTTAGTTGTGCGCTTCGCGCGGTTATTCGTGTTCGTAGTCGCAGTGCTCAAGGCACTCGGTGCAAATTGGGTTGTCGGGGTCGCAGGGAGCGCCGCAACAATCGCTGACGGCGCCCATTGGTACGTCAATCATTGAGCGCAAAGTAGATGAAGGCGCGAATGAACTCGTCCTCGGTTCCATACTGGCGGCTCATTGCCTCCTTCATCTCCTTCTTGTTGTAGCCAATTTTGTAGAGGTCCCAGTAGGTCGCTTTGATGGCGCGTTCGAGGGCGCCATATCCTTGGTTGGCGATGAAGGCCTTAATGTTTTCAGGTGTTTGTCTCATGATTTGTTTTTTTAGGCTTCGTAGTCAAATACTTCGACCATGTAATCCCAAAGGGTTTCGGCGCCATCGTCGTTTTTGCTTTCCAAGTATTCCCATTCGCGAAAAATTGCGAGAAAATGAGCGTCTTTGAGCAAATCGGTGAAAGACGGGTGTGTGTTTGTTTGTTTCATATTGTAAATGTACAAGGCAAATTTTGTTTCTCAATGGCACGAGGAAATTTTTTTTTTTGACGCGCAAAAAGAAGCCCCCGGCGTTCCGGAGGCTCCTCGACTGAAAAAAACAAATGATTCGACCACCTGATGGCCGGGTCTAATATACTACGAGGCGTCCCGTACTTCGACGCGGTAGTCGTCGCAGTTTTCCACGAAGCGCACCCACCACCCCCCGAGGGTTGGCGTGTTGAATCCCTTCTCGGTGGCCCACCCTGCAAAGCGGTCCCCGAGCTTTTTGTAACTGCCCAACCGCATCATGTAGCGCGTGCGCTGTTCGAGCTTCATTTTTTGGTTGATGCGGTCCACGGTCACGGGGTGGTACCACTTGTTGTGGTCATGGCCGCGAACAATGAAATCCGCGTCGGGAAACTGGGCAAGGTCGAGGTCGTTGTTGAGCACCCCCTTGGAGCGTTTGGCGTTGCCGCCGTACCCGTGATGATAATGGACGAGGAAACGCTTGCAACTTTTGCCGCCACGATGGCACGTCATGCCAAGCCACCCGGCATATCCTCCCGTCTCTACCCTTCCCCCTGCGGCGTTTATGATTTGCGCCACCCTGTCAATGGGCGACACCATCATTCGCTTTTCGATGTTGGTTTCGTGGTTGCCTCGTGAGATGAATCGGATGACGTCTTTGTATTCTGCGAGCTTCTCGCCCACGTCTTGGATGACTTCGTCCACGTAGGTGCACGCCTTGTATTCGGGGCGCAGTTCGCTGTAGTTGCCCCGAGGGTCGAAGCGTCCCTGCATAAGGTCAAACAGGTCGCCGAAAATGAAAACGCCGGCCTCGATGCGTCTCGCCTCCTCAAGGTGGCGGTGCAAGAGTGACCGGTCGCATTTGACGCTGTCGTAGTGTACGTCCGAGATGAACAGGAGGTTCTTGTCGGTGCCTCGCTTTTTGAAGTCGAGGTCCACGTGGTGAACCGTTCGGCTCTTTCTTAATATGTCCATAAGACGTTCGGGGTTTTGTTCTCGTCCATGTCGGCGTGGATGAAGTTCTCGGCCACTCCGATGCGATTGAAACCGGCGTCGAGCAATGCCTCGACCATGAGGTACCGGCGCTGGCTGTTGTCAACGCGCAGGTCAACCGCAAGGCCGAGAAGGTGCGACGACTTGGGAGAGCCTCCGACGGCTCGGTTGTGTGCGATGGTCCGCACGCCACTCGTCACCACAAAGGGAAAACCCGCAAGGTCTCGGGCGTTTTCTAACGCTTCGATGACTGCGGGCTCCATCATTTCACCGGACCCCGGTTCGTCGGGGCTGTCGAACTCTGAGAGCTTGAAGTATTTGTACATTCAAAAACCTTTTTTGGCGAGCAAGATTTTGAGCTCTTGAATGCCTTCGACGCATTCCTTGAGCATGGCTTTGAGTTCGTTTTGGTCTGACTCCAAACGGTACACGCGGCCCTTCAATTTTGCCACCTCTGCGTTGAAGTTCACCCAAACACCCACCACGGCCACCAAAGATGGAACCAAAGTTATCAACGCGTCAATGTTCATGGCTTGGGTTTGGGCTTGGGTTTTTCCTTCTCTTGTTTGGCCAGCCATGCACGCAAGGCCGCCTCGTTTTCTTTGCGTGTCATTGGAGGAGCTTGCGGGCAAGGTCTGGGTCGATGCCGTCGTGACCGATGGAAATGGTCATGCCGTTCTGATAATATGCCGTCCGTTGTGGGAGCATATCTGGCGACGTGTTTGAGCTGTATTCCGGGAACGACGTGAGGTTGGCGCAGAGGTATTCCACGAGGCGCGTGGTGTAGAATTGCGCGTTTTGTCGTGCGTTCTCGACTTCGCGGTGCAGGTCGTCCGGGCCGATGGCGGCGGTGTTCTCTGCGGTGCGGATGACGAGCCCCCCGTTGTCCAGCTTCACGTACAAATTGGGGAGCATCTCGACCATCGACCACCACGCCGTGGCCTTGCGAACGTAGTCGTCCATGAGCGTCTCATAAACGCCCGCCAAAGAGCCGTCACGGATGTCGGCCTTGAGCTTGTTCAAGAGGTCGGTCCCGAGGTATTGTTGGAGGTACTTGTCTTGCGCCAAAATAATGGCGGGAACCATGACCGCCTCCTCGACTGCCCCGTTCAGTTGGGTGATGCGCTTGAGGTAGTCAGGATTGACGAAAAGGACTTCAGCGGTGAGTGCCATTTATTGCGGTGTTTGCCAGTTCTTAGGTTGAAGGAATCCACGGTTGACCATGTCGCGGGGACGCTGGGCCACGCGTGAGTCGTTTTGCTCCATCGGTGGCAACCCTGCCTCCCGAATGATTGCACGAGCGCGGTTGACGCTCACTTTTTTGTTGTTGCGGCGGAGGTAGGTGCGGCGTTCCCAAAAGTGCTGGCAAGAGCCCCCACCCTTGTAGAGGAACAGGTCGTAGGTGTCGGCACCATTTGGCCCCCATCCGGGGTTCACGGCACGCTGTGAAGCGGCCTCGATGTCTTCCTTCCTCCACACGCGGTTCCCGGCGTTGACCATGCGCGTGCAAAAGTCGCGGCTTCCGTGTTCGGCGGTGCCCGTTTTCTTGGGCATATATGCGTACCTGACCTTGATGACCGCGTTGTCTTGTTCGGAGCTTGCTTGCGGCTTGCCGCTTGGCACGGTCGCGAACGTCCACATGGCGTCCTGTTGTGCTTCGGTGTCGTAGTCTACCCGACGGGCGTCGATGAGTTCCCACTCGTCGTCGCTTTCCTCCTCGCCCATCTCGACGAGGTAGTCGCACGCAAGGTTCAAGGCGTCCGCGCTCAACTCGGTGTTGGCTTCGGCGTCTTCAACGATTTCCGCGTCCGTCTCGACCACTTCGACCGTGACGTTGGCCGGAGCGTCAGCCGCCTCCAAGACGCTTTCGATGGCGCTGGTGAGGATTCGTTGGTATGGCTTGACCACTTGCTTGTCAAACAACTCGGCCGCGATTTCGAGCTCTTGGGTGTTGCCCAGTTGGCCCGCCGTCTTGACACCAAACATGGCCGAGCTCACCACACGGTGGCCCACCATGATTTTGTCCGACACCTCGGTCGAGAGGAATTGGTACTGCTTGTCCGCATCGCTCAAAGGGAACGGCTCAAAGTCGGGCTTCCTGTCGGGTTGGTCGCTGTAAGTCACGATGAACTTGCCGGCGTTCGTGGCCCCTCCAAGTTGGCGCTCGATGTCGTTGCGGATTTTGTGGCGCTCCTCTTGTGACGGCACCCCGTTCTTGAAGTGGATGGTGAACGAAGGGGCGAGGCCGTTCTTGATGTTGTTGATATGGTACGTCCCGATTTCCTTGTCCAGCTCGATGTAGTTGATGGACCCCACGTAGTCCGGCTTCGGGTAGTAGTAGGAGCCCGGCGAGAACGGCTTGACGTACAGAATTTGATGCGGGTACTCTTTCTTGTCCTCGGGGTTGAAGCACCGCACCTTGACGGGTTCGATTTGCTTGTTGCTCCAGTCCTCGGAATAGTAGTAAAACTCGACCTTCTCGTCGTCGTTGACCTCGGCCGACCGGATGCGCTCAAACGGGCAGTGCTTCACTTTTTTGATGGAGGTGCGCCCGAGGTTGTAGGCAATCTCCAACGCGAAGCCGCCTTGGATTTTTAGGTCAAGGCACGCCTTGCGTATCTCGTCGTCCAACCCCCACTCCTCCAACTTCAACCGCGCCTCAAGGGTGTCGGCTTGCACCCCGTCGCCGAATATCATGTAAGCGATGGACGTGCAAAGGGCGTTGTGGGTGGCGCTTGAGTGGTAGAGGTCAATGAGGTACTGCGGAAACATATTGTCGTCCCCGTAGTTCATCCACCCTTCACGGCTCGCGAACTCCGCGTAGCTCTTGGCCTGATATTCTTTGAGTTGTAGTAAATCCATGTTCACTCGTAATATACGACGTTGTCAGGTATCGAGATGGTGGGCGTCGTCCATGCGGCCTCGGCGGTTACGCGGGCGGCTCCCGTTTCGCAAATGCCAACCACCGCCGCGTCTGTGGGGTCGGTGTTGTCGGCGCTGTTTTGGCCGTACACGGTGTATGTGTACAGGCCGGACTGGGTGATGAGAACCTCACCGGCCGCATCGGCATCCGTAGGAAGGTCGAACTTCGTCTCTCGCTCGTTGTCTACCGATGGCGCAAGCACCGCCGCATGGGTTGCCTCGGTGGCTTCGTTTGTTAGGACGATGAGGTAGTGCGTAAACGTGGCGAGGTACTTTCGCGCTTGGTGGGGCGAAAGGCTCACGACGTTGGAGGCGGCGTTTGGTGTGAGGTGAATCATGGTAGTATCAAAAAAGGGGAGAGCCAACGCCCTCCCCCTCCTTTTGTAACTATAAACGGTCCCAAGGCTTTGGCCCGGTGTTTATTACGCTGTCACGGTGAACGTCAAGTTCGAGCCTGTCTCGTCAAGGAATGGAGCCGGGATGGCTTCCTCGGCTGTGAACTCCAACGTGAAGCCGTTGAGGTCGCCGATGGCGGTACCTGTCGCGATGCTTCCCCCGGTCAATTCAGCGCCACGAATATGGCCCATGACGAAGTAGTTGTCGTTCAAGTCCTGCACCACGATGGCGAGGCGTCCCTTGGCGAGGTTTTGGATTTCGGTGATGTCAGCCGCCACGGGCTTGTTCACCACCAAGCTCAACACCTGCGAGTAGAAGACCGTCCCGTTCTCGACCGATGCGTTCACGGTTTGCGTCAGGCTTGACGTGTTCTTTGGAGACACGTAGTCGCGCAAAGTCAAAGCGGCGGCGCTGTCAGGGATTTCACCCGAAGCAACCGCGTCCCAAAGGCCGTCGGAAAACGCGGCAATCCAAACCTTTTTCACACCCCCGAGGGCGTCACGGCAAGGCAAAGACCGTCCTGTAAGTGTAAGGCTACAAGCCATGATTTCAGAGGTTGAGAAGATGCAGGGGAGCCCGTTTGCTCCCCCGCGTTCTTCGGGTTAATGTTACGAGCTACGGCGAGAGATGGCGATGGAGCCAGCGTCCACAATCTGTGTTCCGCCGCTGAACTGCATAATGACGCGGGTCACGTCGTCACCTGTCACGTCGCGGAGGTTCAAGATGCTCGCGTTCACGTGGTCGGTCAACAAGTCGGTACCGAAGTACAACTGGTTGGGGTTGCAGAAGATGATGGTGTCGTTCGCCATACCTGCGGGGGCCACGATTGGGAAGCCGAGGTACGACAAAGGACGAGAGTCACCCAAGAAAGTGGGGCTAAATGCCGCCGCGTAGTTGGAGCCATCGGTCACGGTCAACCCGGCCATCGCGCGTTGCAACAAGAACAAGGACTTCTTGCTCATGTAGATGACCGCTTGGCTGTCGCCCTGCACCGCGCTTGGTGCGTTGTTTACGATGTCGTCCAACTTAGTCAAGATGCCAGTCACGGCCGCGTTGTCAGCGGTGAAAGCGCCGGCGGCGGTTTTTTCGTAACCGGGAGTCGCGTCCACAAGCTGGTGACACAATCCGTCAAAGGCAGTACCCAAGCGTCCAGCGCCTGTGTTGCCTCCATCCTCGGGGTCGTAGTTACCACCCCAAATGTTGATTTCGATGTTTTCAGCAACCTTGGCGGCGACGTACTGGGCCACGTAGGTGGTGAAGTCGGCGGGGGCGGCGGAGTTTTGGCCGCTCATCAAAGCACCCTCCCAAGTAGCGCGGAGGTCTTCGTTGCACACCTGCTCGTTCACCTTCAGCGGGCTCGTCGCCAAGACGGACTCACCCAAGGTCAACTCACCGGACCCGGGAGTAGAGAAAGCGCAGTCGTCGTTCGCCTGAATGGCGGCGCCGGAGAACTTCCGGAGGACGGCTTTGCTGTGGACATTTTGCAACACGCTCACGTAGTTGTTCGCGATGGTGTCTGCGGACAGGATTGCCGCCGCCACGTATGGGCGAGCCGCTTCACCTGCGTAAGTGCCAGGCTCAATGCTGGCATTTTCGAATTTGTAAAGGCTCATTTCTGAGAGAATTTAGAATGGAGGGCGGCGACGCGCTCCTGTAATGAAAGTTTAGACAAATCAATGGGCTCCGCTTGCGCCGTTGGAGTGGCGTGCTTGAGCATGGGAACGGCTTCGTCTTTCATCTCTGAAAGCTCGGCCTTGACGGCGGCCAATTCCTCGGAAACGGGGTCGGCCTCGGGGGCTTCCTCCGCTTTGGGTTCTTCCTTGGGTGCCTCGGGGTTGACGTCGGACATATCTTCCTTGTCGTCCTCTTTGAGGGCTTCAAACGCGGCACGAATCATTTCCTCAACCTCGTCGCGGGTGACGTACATTTTTTCTTCGTCCTCGTCTTCGAGTTCGACCTCGACTTCGAGTTCTTCGGTAGCTTCCTCGCTCACCTCCTCGGTGGCTTCGGGCTCGTCGGCGCTCTGCTCGACGCGCTCCGCTTCGGCTTCCTCGGCCACGGGCTCCTCGGCTGGCTCCTCGGCGCCTTTGATTTCCTCGATGGCACCACCCTCACCGATGACCATCAAACGGCCGTCGTTGAGTTCGTAGTCGCCAGCAGGAACGGAGATGCGTTCGCCCTCGTCGTTGATGATGTAGGCTTCGGCTCCAACGACAAACTCGTCGTCAGTGTAGACCACGGTGCCGTTTTCAAGGGTCACCTCGGCCAGTTCGGTGCTTTTCTCCTCTGTGACGGTCAAGTTGACGTCGAATTTGTTGAGGATGTCCTGCACGCGTTGTTGGATGTTCATGGGTGTGCGTTTTGTATTAGACGGATGAGGGAGGCAAATGCTTACGCGTCCCCTGATTTTTTTTCTTTGTCGGCCATGATTTGCACCGCGACCTTCTCAAGTTCGGACAGCGTCTTGAACTCCCGGACCTTGGCGTCGGCCCATCGCTTGCCCGCTTTCCCACCCCACAAGAGGTAAGAAATGTACCCGCACTCGCTCGGGTCGCCGTTGTCGTAGTAAACCTCGGCACGGGCTAAATAGGACGCCATACGTTGCACCGTTTCGCGGCTCAAGGGTTGGCGCTTGGCCAGTTGTTGAGCGCGAACCTTGCCCGTCTGCGTGGCGCATTTGTTGCCTTGCTTCTCGTTGAGCTCGATGCCGCGTTTCGCATTGTTCACCACCGCGTCCGGGTAGTCCGAATACGTCTCAAGCTCCAACACGTTCAACACCGCGTCGACCACGTCGTAGCCCATCGCCGTCTCCTCCTCTTGCTTTTGCATCTTGTCGGCGAAGTAGCCCTCAATCGAGAACCCCTTGACCTTGCCCTCTTTGACCCAATCTTGCCAAATGGCCTCGTTTTCGACTTTAACGGCCACCATCCACGTACCGACCGGGACGTCGAGGTCGTACACGGCCGACTTGTCCTTGTCCTTGTCCTCCACAAGCCACGACTCGACCACGGTGAGGCCGTTGATGGCGTGTTCGTGTTCCAAGGTGTGGGCCGTTTGACGCCCTTGTTGAAGGTATAGCTCGGCCGCACGGCGGACGGTGTCCTTCGAGAAGTACACGTAGAATTCGCCCTCTGCGTTCTTGCGGTAGATGGGTTTGTCAGGGACAAGGGCCGGACCCATGAGGATGCGCTTGTCGTTGTCAACCTCGGCAAATGTGACCTTTTGGTCTTTCAATGCCACAAAGTCCAGCTCGATGGCCGGACGGTCCACGAGCGAGATGGCTTCGATGCCGAACACCTCGGCCTCCTCGTCGATTATCAATTCAACTATTTTCATCCTCCGAGTGTTGCTTGGTCTTGGACCTGTTGGTTTGCTTGTTGTGCGTTGCTTACGTTTTGCGCGATGACGTAGGCCTGAATTGGGCCACCTTGGGCACCCTCACCCAAGAACCCGAGGTCGAGGGTTGGCGCTCCCGGTGCGTTGACGGCCCCAGTGGCAAAACCACCCGCCGGTCCCCGGTCTTCGGTGGCCGGTGGTGGCGGGGTGCTTCCTTGAAATTGCGTCTTGCGAATGTTTTGGATTTGAGCAAGCCCAGCGGCGCCTGTGATTGCCGCTTCGATGAAACGACCACCCGGGAAAAGCTCCGGACCCTTGAGTGCGTCGGTAATGGCTTGGCCTGTGTTAAGGACAGCAGACGCAAGGGAGAGGGCTTTGTTGCGTTTGAACGCCCGTCGGGCACCCTCCTCGTCGTTTTTGGCGAACGCATTGCTCAAGTCGGCAAGCGCAGAAAGCGCGGCGAAGGTGAGGGCGCGTTTTTGGTCTTGCAATGCCTTCTCGTCGGCCAAGTCTTTGTCGCGTCGTTCTTTGTCCTTGGCCGCCGCGTCGTCCTTGAGCTTTTGTTCCTCGGCCAAACGCTCCTCCTCGGCCTTCAAAGCGTCGTCGGCGGCCTGTTGTGCCTCCTCCTCTTGCGCTTTGATTTCTTCGTTCAGGGCGAAGATGCTGTTTTGGAGTTCGGTTTGCACCGTCGCGCTTTGTTGGCGTGCATCGGCCGCCGCGATTTCGGCCTCTGCCAAGGCGTCAAGGCGCTCCTCGGTTTCGCCTTGCAACTCAATCTCCTGTCGAAGGAGGGCGGCCTTTTGTTCTTGGATGCGGACGTTCTCGTCGGCGATGGCCTTGTCGATGGCCGCCGCTTTTTGCGACGCTTCAAGGCGTTCCTCAATGCTCAACGTTTGGTCGTCGCGTTGGCGCTTGAGTTCCTCCACCTCGGCACGGCTTCGGGCCGTCTCAACGGCAAGGTCGCGTTCTGCGTCGCGTAGCTTTTGGAGCTGTCGTTCGAGTTGTGTGCTTTCCCCGACGCTTTCCGCCACGGCGCCCGCGTAGTCGGTCACCGCGTCCGCCGCTTCGCTGACCTTGTCTGTGAAGTCAGTCACCCCGAGGGTCACTTGGGCGGCCGCATCGAGGGCCACCTTGCCGGCTTCCTTAAATTTGCCTTTGAACACGAGATTGATAGCCTCACCCAACGACGGCAAAAGGTTCAAGAGCCCTGTGATGCGGTTGGTAATGTTTTCAACGATGGCGTCCTTCAAGTCGATGACGGCCTGTTTGGGGTCGGTGAACGCATTCGCAACCGTTTCCCCGAGCCGAATGCCGAGGTCCACGATGTCGTTGAATACAGTGCCCAAGGCCGCGCTCGCCACGGCCAACGTGTCGGCAACCTTTTTGTTCTCGGCAAACTTCATCGCCAGCTTTGCCAACAAACCGACGAGCAAGCCGATTCCGGTGGCTTTGAGAGCCGTGCCTATACCCTTGAACGCACTCGACCCCGTCTTGCCCATGTCGGACAAGTCGTCGCCGCTTTTTTTCGCCGCTTTGCCTACGTCCTCGACGCTATCTTCGACGGCCTTCGTTGCTTTGAGCAACTCGCCCGTGTCGGCGTCAAATTCTAGGATGACTTGTTGCTTGGTTACAGCCATTTGACCACGTTAAAGATGAGCCAACCAAAGGCCCCGAGGTATGCAACGGTCAACACGACGTCCAAAGGCTTAACCCACCAAAGGGAGGGCTTGCGTGTCTTGGTTGCCACGAGGAGGTCGATGGCTTCAATGATATGACGCGGGTTCTGCATTTGCTTACGTGGGTTGTGCGGTTTGTGGGCGTGGTTTGCATCTTGCGTAGCCAACGCCACCCTCCTCAAAGCGAACCCACTGGTATCCGTACAACTCGCAACACGCCTCCGAACCGTAGTCCGTGTCGCTGTTGTTGAACGTCACCACGTTGTCGCGGACGTTGAAGCCGGTGGGGGTGTCTTCACATACGGCCACGTCGGACAAAACCTTGAGGCACTCGACCTTGACCAAACCCTCCACGTTCGCGTCGTAGGTCATGCGAAGGACACGCCACCGCGCCCCACGCATCCAAATTTTGTCGGAGAACTCAAAGTCGGCCAACTCCACGCGGTCGAGCTTGAGGTGTAGCGTCATGATGCGGGCCTCCTCGCTGTACAACTCGGTCACGTATTGAGCCCAGTATTCGAAGTACAAGGTGTTGGCGGGGTTGACTTGCACCGGGAAAAATGGCGACTCCATGCCGTAGTTGAGGTCTTTGTCCGTGACGCTTGCAAAGTCGGTCGAGTAGTTGGAGAACGACGGAAACAACGAAGACGGACCGGTGGTCGCGTGGCTGTCGTTCCTCAAATACCACTGCCCGTAATTGGTCGACGTGCCATGCCAGTAGGCCAACATTGGCAACGGGTTTATGATGACGCTTCCGTCCGCCTTGAGGCTTCGATGAATGGGAAACGACGAACCCGGAATGAGCGAGGTCATGTACTGCCCAAACTGCGTCTCGACCTTTTTGTCGCCCGTGGCAAAGTCGTTTTCTGCATCAAGCACGCGGTAGGCGCCGTATGTGCGGTCCAACGCCTTTTGGATGTTGTCGCTCACAAAGTCAAGGCCGCGCGTGTACGTCCATTGGTAGCGCTCTTTTTGCAGGTCGGTCGTGGGCTTGAGGGTGATGTCGTGGTCGTAGTCGATGAGGTCGTTCCACGCCTTCTCGTTGCCCGCGTCGATGTAGTCCACGTACGGTTCCACGAGGAGGTGGTTGTCCCTGTTTTTGTCCGTCACGAACACGAGGTTGAACATACGCTGAAGGCCCACCACGAAGTCGATTTGAGACATTTCGGGCATATTGCGAGCCATGCGCACCGTCTGCCCTGACATGGGGGCCGAAGGTGTCACCGTGATGTCGGTTCGGATGCCTGTGCCTACCGTGTCGTTTCCGTATATGACAGCCGTGGCCCCATCGGCCTCGCCACGCAGGTCGACCGTGTCACCTGACACGAGCAACATGACAAGCGTTTGGGTGCGGTTGTACCCGATGGTCTCGGTGGTGTCAAGTTGGAACTCCTCGCTTCCGTTTCTGTAGATGTAGATGTTCGTCGGGCTTCCCCCGTGGCGGGAGTATGAGTACGTCACGTCCACGGTAAAGAGGCCGGTATAGGGCGCCGTGTAGTCGTTGTCCGTGTTGTCCCAGTTGTCGCCTTCGTCCACTCCGTTCGTGGCGTCGTCGGTCAACCCCAGCACGTTCAAAGAGCTGGACGTGTAGTCGACGTCCAAGGCCGCCCGCGCTTGCCCCAGCTCCGCGTCGTCGGTGAGTGGCGATTGGGAGCCGTTGTACGCCGGGAGGTAGATGCGGTCGAAGTTGCCCGCGCCGGTCGTGTCAAAAAAGTCGGAATCGTAGGTGTAGCCGGCTTCGTCCATGATGGCGTCGAAGATGGCCTTGGCGCGGATGAAGGGCGTGAGCTCGCCTTGTTCAAGGCCGTCAGTCGATGACCACGGCGGAGTGTCCGGAAAGCTCCAGTTGAACCCCTTGTCGATGAGTCCGTAGCGAACGGCACCCGATGACAAGTTGCCCAACCACGAGGATTGGACGTTGGTGATGTTGAGCGTGTGGTCGTAGGTCGTGAGGTTTAGGTCGGTCAGCATCTTGCCCGCCAACTCCGCACGCAGGTCGACCGCACCCGCAAAGAACACGAGCTCAATGTCGGCGTAGTGTTGCTTTTGAAGGTACACGGCCTTCACTTGCACGAACCCACGAAGGATAGACACCGAACCCGAAAAGAGCTCGGCCGCTTTCTTGGTCTTGAGGTTAACGCTACCCGGGTCGCTCGTGTTGATTGGCCCAAAGACGTCCATGTTCTTTTGCGTGCCCGGCACCCGGAAGGTTTGCGAGAACGAACCCACGGGGCTGTTGATGCCCTCAAGGTCGGAGAACTGGATGGTGAGGTTGACCGCCTCGTCTTGGTAGAGGTCGAGGTCAACGTCGGAAACATTGAGCCTCAGCATCGGACCGGGTTTGCGTCTTCAATGGCAAGAGACACCCGGTACATTTTAGACCCCGCTGGTTCGATGACGAGGGAGTTGGTGTCGACCACGCAGGGCAACCAATCGCCTGTCCCGTAGCGGTAGTAAACACGCTTGGACCGCATGCAATATTCGAGAAGCGCACGCTCGTCCGCGTTGAACTGGTCGTGGGTCAAGGTGAACCGAATGCGTCCCTCGTTGTGGAAGGTCGTGTTTTCACGGTCCCAAGTGTTCCAAGTTGGGGAAGTGCTTTGCCAAGTGACGGGGTCCTTGCGGAACCGCTTCTCATTTTTGGTGATGGTCTTGGGTGCGCGTGCATCGAAGCGCAAGCCGTCCCACCCTCCGACGCTGTTGGTCCATGCCAGTTGGACGGGCTGGTGTTTGATGGGTCGGCAGTCCCTTCGGATGACGTACTTGGCTCCGACCTGAACCTGGGTGTAAGATTTTGGGGTTAACTCGATGTAGTCCCAGTCGTCCGACCAATCCGAACCAAACAACGCTTTCACGTTGGCGGGTCCGCATGGTATCCAGTATTGATTGAGCTGATATGTCGTGAGCGATGAGAGAATGAGCGTTTCGGTGTGGATGCTTGTGCCGTCGGCTTCGAATGCCTCTACCGTCACCTGGTACAAATAGCTCGTGTAACCTAGAAAATAGCCCAAAGTGACGCCCACTCGCGCCTCGTCGTCGTCGGCCATGTGTCGCTCGATGACCTGCGAGTTGTTGGGCAGGTCAGTGTGCCACAACTTGGCGGTGTTTGCAACTTCGTCGGAGTAGTATTCCGAGAAGCTCGGGTGTTTGCCGTCCTTAAATTGCCACGCACCTCCCAACAAAAATTTGACGGCAGAGTCGTCGTTCAGCTCCTCATCCCCGTTGTAAATCCCTCCAACGCGAATGGTATACTTCCTGATTGTTCTGTCGGTGGACTCGGCACGTTCAAGGGTGCTGGTTCCAGTCATGACAAAGCGTTTGGAGACCTGATATGTTATTGTGGCTGGGGGCAGGAGGCGATTGCTTACGATGTCGCCCAAGTCGAACACCCCAACGTTGTTCTCGTTTGGGGTGATATATACCTTGGCAATCTCTGGCCCTTGTGACGACGTGCTCGAACCTTCAAAGACCTGCACGATGTAACGGTCCGGCGTCGTGACGGAGTCGTTCATGACGTAGATGAGGTGCTGGTTGCAGAGGTTGAGGTCGTCAACGGGCTCCGATGTAAGGGCAACGGCCATGTCTTACTTCGCTTTAATGGTTATGCCTCCAATGTTGGCCGCTATCTCAAGGGCCACGTCTTCGGCTTTTGCTTCCGCTATCTTTTGGGCGTAGCGCGGCCACATAGTGTCGTAGGCTTCGGTCCAGTATTTTACCCCCGGTACGCCGTTCCTCTTGATTGCCCGCGCGATGAGATACGCCGCCGATTTGAGCGCCGCCGGCGTTTGACGCGCGAAGCCCTTGCCTCCCTTTTTTTGCAGTCGCACCGGCTTGTTTCGCACCCATTGCAAGATGGCGTCGGTGGGGGGTTGCTTCGTCGTGTACGAATACGGCGAACCGTGCGAACGATTGGTGCCGTTAACACCCCAATGAACAAAGCCGGCATAAGAAAGCGGAGAGCCGAACGCAACACGAGAGCCTTGACGGCTAAACGTGAGAGACCTTTGGAGCTTACGCGTCGCCACACCATACGAGCGATTCCGACCAATGCGTCGCGAACCAAGCTCGCGCTTTGCGGCAAGGGTTGTTTCCCTTGCGAACTCCTCCAAAATGGCCTCATAATTCGTCACGAGCGTTTGCGGAGGAGGAGGATGTTGGTGTTGGTCGTCTCGTCGACCTTGACCTCACGCACGGCAAAGGGTGGCGGGTTGGTTCGGTCGTGAACAAGCTTCAACGTCACCTCGGCGCGGTTGCTTCCCAACACGAGTCGGAACTTGATGGTCTGCGAGCCGTGAGCCGACGTTGTGGTGATGCTCAAGTGGTCGCCTTCCAAGTAGCCGTCGCCAGCCCCGTCCGCTTTGATGCTTTCGAGGTCGCCATTCGCGTCGAACACGTAGACGAACGTCGCCCCGCTACCTTCTCCGGAGATGGTGGTGGCAGTGCGTGCGGATGCCGTGGCGTTGGCTTCGCTCGTGAACGTGCCGTTGGTGATGCCGTCCTTTTGGTTGGGTTGTGAGCTTGTCACCAAAGGGGCGGCGTATTCGTGGCCGTAAGGAACCACAACGACGTCGGACTCGCTGTGCTCTTGTTCCATGATGTACGCGTTCACCTCCTCGAACCCGTCGGTGTCGCGGAGCGTCTTGCGCCCAATGAGGTCGTAGGTGTTCACTTGTCGTCAGCTTTGCGCGAACGGCCCAAGACGATGGCGTTCACAATTCGTTTCAAGACGTCCACCACCTTGTCGTCCTTGGTGGACTCGGTGAGGGCGGTGTAGGTTCCTGCGGCTCCGAGGATGGCGAGGGCCAACTCGGCCCAGTGGTTGAGAATAAAGTCCATGTCTTTGGGTTTTAGATGCTTTCGGTGAACCAACCGTTCTCGACCATGTAGTCGTAGTCGCGCACGGTGGCGGTGCTTGGAATGATTTGTGAGAACGTCACCTTCTCGCTCGACTCAATCAAAGCGCGAAGGGTGGCTACCTCGTCGACGGGCACTTCAGGGAAGGCACCCACGAGGCGGTCGAGGTCCACGTCGTCGTGGCAGTAGATGACCCAGTCCTCGTCGATGTGCATGGCCCAGTCGTCGCTGTCGGGATGCTTCACGAGGCCGAAGACGGTGCCGTCGGCTTGATAGTCGTGTTGCATGGCTTCAGGGGCCGTAATGTTGTAGAGCTCGCGTGTGATGAGTTCGGCGCGCTCCTGCGACGTGTGGTCGTCGTTGCTTAGGATGAGAATGTAGCTCATAAGTCGTAGTGGTTTGAGATGTTGCGTTCGATGCCTTCGCGGCGCTCGCTTTGGTCGCTGGAGTAGACGACGACCTCTTGG